AACAGGAACGCCCACCGTGGCTTCCTGAAGGTTTTGACTCTGCAGAAGACCTAGCAAAGGCCTATGCGGAACTGCGCGCTGGCAAGCAGACTGAATCTGAAGACACCCCGATGACTCCGGAGGACGTTGCCTCTGATGAGAAACTCAGCAAGTTTTCTGCTGAGTATTTTGAGAAGGGTTCTCTTAGCCCCGACAGTTACAAAGAACTGTCCAAGATGGGTTACCCACGAACGGTGATCGATCAGTTCATTGAAGGCCAACAGGCACGCATGAGCCTTGAGGAGCAAAAGGTCTATTCGGAAATTGGTGGCAAGGATGCCTATACCGCGATGACCGATTGGGCTGGAAAGAACATGCATCAGAAGGAAATTGAAGCATTCAATCGTTCTGTTGAGTCCGGAGATATTGATCAGGCGCTGTTCGCCGTCAAGGGTCTTCAGGCACGTTACAAGGCGGCTTCGGGTGCATCCGAGCCTAAGTTTGTCCAAAGCAGCGGCAAGAGTACCCCCGGCGGGTACAACAGCGTTGCCCAAGTCGTGGAAGCAATGAGCGATCGCCGCTACAAGACTGACCCCGCTTATCGTTCAGAGGTTGAACGTAAGATTGGAAACTCAACTGTACTTTAAGGTGACTTTATGGAAATTCTAAAAATGGCAAAAGTTGGAACAATGAATAAAAGCATTAAAACAACCATCCTCGGTATTGCAACAATTCTTACTGCAATCTCGTCCGCTGCGATTGCATTTTTTGATGGCGACCCATTGACCAATTTTGATGTTGGCTCTGTAATCGCCGCAATCACCGCAGGAATCGGTCTGATTCTGGCCAAAGATGCAGATAAGTCGGTTTAATGTGGACTGCTATAATTGCGGCTTTAACAGCCGTTATCAAGGAATTGGTCGGTTTGGTATGGAGACAATCCAATGAACCGTCACTATCGACGGATGCCCAAAAGCCTCCCGGCAATATTTATGAGCGTTTTGCTCGCCGGGTGCGGGGGCACAAAAGTGGTATTCGTCCACCCAACCGACCATGATCTAATCAGACTTGGCCCCGATGTCCGGGGTCATGTCTATTTCTGGAATGGGACCGAATGGGAACTTTCCAAAAACGAAGTCCGGCTGGCCGAGGGCTGGTATGCCGGATATGTCTCCCCTGAGGGGGAGGCTACAAAAAAGCCCAATTAACAATTTGAAGTAACCCCTCGATCGTGCTAAGGCACTGTGTCGGCATGTAGTTACTACAAATTGTCGTTTTTAACCGCACACTTTTATAAGGATATCTCACAATGGCAGTAAGCAAAGTTTCTTTTATGGGTCAGACCAACGGGTCTGGTACCTTCAGCACGACGTTTGACACTCAGAACAGCCTTTTTCTTAAGGTGTTTGCTGGAGAAGTTCTCCAGACGTTTGAGACCACGGCTGTTATGAAGCCTCTCCACATGATCCGAACGATCACGAGCGGTAAGAGTGCTCAGTTCCCCGTCACCGGCATTGCGTCGGCTAAGTACCACAAGCCCGGTACCGACGTCTTGGTTGATGTTGGTCATGACTCTGCTAGTTATGTCACGGCCTTCAAGCACACTGAGAAGGTCATCAACATCGATGACCTGCTGCTTGCAACCACGTTCATCGACAAGTTGGACGAGGCGAAGAACCACTATGACGTGCGTTCTATCTACTCGCAGGAACTCGGTCGTGCGCTTGCCAAGCAGTTCGATAAGAACCTGATCGGTCTCGCATGTTTGGCCGCAGCCACGTTCAGCGGTACTGCCCCAACGGCACGTGCTGAGACCCTGACGGGCACCGGTGCGGGTACCCTTCTCACCAACGCAGCCTACAACGGTGGCGCTGGATCTGTTCCGGTGCTTGGCGTCGATGAATTCGTTGACCAGTTGTACGACATGGCTGCTTCGTTTGACACCAAGAACGTCCCGTCTGAAGAGCGTTACTGCGTGGTTGCTCCTACCACCTATTACCGCCTCATCAACTCCGCTGACGGTCTGGCACTTGTTAACCGCGACTATGGAAATGATGGCAATGGCTCATATGCCGATGCACGTCTGCTCCAGATCGCCGGTTTCAAGATCATCCGTAGCAACAACGCCGCTGCAGTGTTCGGTCAGGATGTTTCGACCACCGTCACTGGTGTTAACAACGGTACCGCTTACGGTGCAAACTTCACCCGCGTGGTGGGCACTTGCTTCCAAAAGATGGCTGTTGGTACCGTTAAGTTGATGGATCTGTCGATGGAGTCCGAGTACGACATCCGTCTTCAGGGCAACATGATGGTCGCTAAGTACGCCATGGGTCACGGCATCCTGCGCCCTGAGTGCGCTGGCATCATCGCCGGTACTGCTGATTCGTAAGTAATTTCGCGGGCCTTCCCGCGTTCTAACAAAGGGCCCGGTTACAGAAATGTAATCGGGCCTTTTTACCTTTTAGGAGTACACCCATGGCTGTATCTACGACTACAAAACTTCAGGCTGTTAACACCATGTTGGCAACGATTGGATCGGCTCCGGTCAACCAACTGACAGGACCAAACGCCCCCAACTCTGCCGATGTGGCTATGGCCATGAACACGATTGATGAAGTCAGCCTGAATGTGCAGGCGCGTGGGTGGCACTTCAATCGAGAAGAAGACGTTACTTTAACACCTGATCCTGTAACTAAGGAAATCGTGGTGGCTTCTAATGTTCTGCTTGTAGATGTGGATTATCCAAATAACGATGGGCTTGACATTACTCTTCGTGGAACCAAGATCTACAACAAAAAGACAAACTCCACCCAGTTCACCGGGCCTCTTGAGAATGTAACCCTAATCCGAGTGCTGGAGTGGGATGACCTTCCACAGGCAGCCCGGTACTACATCGCAATTCGATCCGCACGTATTTTTCAAGATCGCGTAGTTGGATCCGAGAAGCATCATGGATACACCCAACAGGATGAGTTAATAGCCCTTTCCAATCTCAAGAAATATGAGGGGGAGACGGCTGACCACTCAATCTTTGACAACTATGATGTGTACCGTGTTATTGACCGTCGTTACCCATACCAAATCTGAGGTTTAGATGATTAATATCCCAATCCCAAATCTGTTGAATGGTGTTTCCCAACAGCCTGCAAACCTTCGGTTTCCGACTCAGGCAGAGATTCAGGAAAACGCCTATTCAAGCGTGGTTGACGGTTTGGGTAAGCGTCCCCCAACAGAGCATTTAGCAAAACTCATTACCGGGGATGCTGGAGACGCCTTTGTTCATGCAATCGACCGGGGTGACGGATCTGATTCCTACATTGTTGTTATCCGAGACAACAATATAAAGGTATTCAATCAAGCCGGAGTTGAAAGCACTGTTAACGTGCCAAGTGGTACTGCTTACCTTGACCTTACGGCTCCACAGGTCGCCGCTGGAGTTACTTCGGCATTTAAAGCCGTGTCTATTGCAGATTTCACATTCATTGTGAATGTTCACAAAACGGTAACACTACAAAGTGTCGGAGCAGGAACTACAAGCCCCGCACAGGCCAATGAATCCCTTATATGGATCAAGCAAGGCGGTTACTCAACAAAGTATGCAACTTTGGGAACTCTTGCTGCGTCATTTACTTCAGGATCAGCCAGCGGCGCTGGCGGTGGTCTTCACACAGGCACCTACGATGGAGAAACTTTTACATCGGTATCCCATGCTGACACTGTGCTGATTGCCGCTGCACTTAAGGATCAGATTTCCTTGGTAAATCCAGTATCCCCACCGGCGGGAAATGTCTTCACAATTACCAGAGGTTCGGGTAATTATGTCATCCACATGACCAGAACCAATGTTTTTGACCAGTCCGTTTCTGATGGTTTGGGCGGGAACGGTCTACAGATCATCAAGGGATCCGTACAAACATTTGCAGATCTACCTTATGTTGCCAAGGGTGGGATGATTGTCGAGATTGCAGGACAGGCTCAAGAGGGTGTGGATAACTATTGGGTAAAGTTCTTCTCAAAGAATGGTTCTACTGGAATTGGTCAGGGAGAGTGGGTTGAAACAATCGGCCCCGGACTTTTATACAAGTACACCTACGAAACGATGCCTTGGGTTTTGATCAAACTTCCTAGTGGACAGTTTGTGTTTAAACCAGCAGACGGTGTTGGATACAACCCAGGATCGGGGGTGATTCCCGGAACAGATGTTAAGTGGAGTGAACGTATTGCCGGTGATGACCTGACAAACCCACAGCCATCTTTTGTGGGCCGCACCATCAACGACATCTTCCTATTCAGGGGCCGCTTGGGCATCCTTGCCGACGAAAGCGTGATTCTTAGTGAGTCCGCTAACTACTTTAACTTCTGGCGGACATCTGCAGCCAATCTGTTAGACACAGACCCGATCGATGTAGCCTCTAGTTATCCGGACGTAACCATTCTTAGACATGCCGTACCATTTGCTGAACGATTGCTATTGTTTTCGGATAAGGTGCAGTTTGTCTTGGATGCTCCTACAACTCTAACATCGTCGTCTGTCCGCATGGCCTCAATCGCCAATTACGAGATCCTACAGGCCTGCAAACCTTCCCTGATCGGTCAGGAAGTGTTCTTTGCGTTCGTCCGCGGTGGGTACTCGGGAGTACGGGCATTCATGCCTAACCAAGCCGACGCTAACCTATTGATTGCTCCAGAGTCCACCTCACAGGTTCCCAAGTACATCCCGGGGAACATGAAGGTCATTGCTGGAACAACCCATGAGAACATCCTTGCATGTCAGGCTTATGGCGACCCTAGCAGCCTGTACATCTATAAGTGGTTCGATGCAGACAGTCAGCGCATCCAATCTTCATGGTCTAAGTGGACATTCCGTGGGGCTACGGTCCGTGGAGTTGTATGGATTAGATCATCTATGTATGTGGTCATGCAGCGTGGGGCTGAGGGCATGTTCCTTGAGAAGGTCACTGTAGAGCCAAATCGCAAGGATACTTTCTCACAGTTTGTGACCAATCTAGATCGTCGTGCATCGTTCACACCTGCTGGTGGCTCCTACAACAGTGCCACAGATGCCACCACAGTTACTCTCCCATACAACGTGGAAAGCGGCGCTCAGATTTCGGTTGTCCAGCAAGCAACGGCAATACAAGAAGCCGGATACGAACTTGATGTCGTAACCTTTACGGTTGGCAGTCCCACAATTACTGTCCGCGGTAATTGGGAAACTAAGCCCTTGTGGGTAGGTGAGAAGTACATCATGAAGTACCAGTTCTCGACCCAATACCTACGTCAGTCAGACGGGCAGCGTCCAGTTACCCTGTCCACCGGGCGGTTCCAACTCCGTGCAATGACTGTTGCCTACAGCAATACCTCGTTCTTCAAAGCCGAGGTTACGCAGCGATACACAAACACGATGTTTGATTATGTGTTCTCGGGTAACATTTTAGGAACCGGCCAAGCGGTAATCGGGAATGTTCCTGTAGAATACGGAGCGTTCAGGTTCCCTCTCTATGGGAGAAATGATGAACTATTCATTACCCTGAAAAACGATACGCACTTGCCGTCGAATTTTTTGAACGCAGAACTTGACGCATCCTATGAATCTAGATCAAAGAGGGTCTGAGCCCTTCGTCCGTATCGCTGAACCCGGCGATGAGAAATTCTTAGCGTATCGTCTTCGTAAAGAAGATCAAGATGAGTGTTGGGCTTTGGGTGTTCAGCCAGACACGGCCCTTATTGAGAGCGTTGCACTCAGCACATCCTGTTTCTCAATCGTTCGTGATCATCGGGAAGTGATTGGGATGTTTGGTTGCAGTCAGTCTGCCATCCAGAACGATCAAGTTAAAATTGGAAATGTCTGGTTACTGGGCAGCCCCGGTATCCAAGACATTCGATATACGTTTTTAAAACAGTGCCGACATTGGACTTCTGTATTACACAAGGATTATGACATCCTGTGGAATTGGGCTGATTCCCGCAACACAGTCCATGTTAAATGGCTCAAGTGGCTAGGGTTTCGCATCATTCAAACATCCCCAATCGGGGTAAACAAAGAAGAATTCCACCAGTTTCTCAGAATTAAGGAATAAACCATGTGCATTATCGCAGCAGTTCCCGGGCTGATTACCGCAGGTCAAGCGTTATTTATGAACGTGACTATTGCGGCATCGGTGGCAGCATCAGTTGCAGCCCCCGTTATGTCATATGTTGGTCAACAGCAGGCCGCTGAGGCGCAGGCTGAATACCAGCAAAATATGTATGACATGAACAAGGAGATTGCCGATCAGGCCCTTGCTTCACAATACTCTGGTATTGCCCAACGTCAGTCCGAAGAGCAGCGTAAGGCATCACAGGAGATGCAAGCCATCTCTTCCCAAGCAGCACAAGCCCGAGCCATCGCGTC